TTCTTTGGCGAAGTTTTCTATATTCTGCTGTGTGGTGCTGGCGCTGGTTTCAGTGTACAGAAGCATCACATCAGCAAGCTACCTAAAGTATTGCCCCGAACTAAAGCACCCAAAGCTCATGTTGTGGAAGACAGCATCGAAGGTTGGGCAACTGCTCTGGATGTTCTCATGAGCAGCTTCTTTGAAGGTGGTGGCAAGTATCCTGAGTATGCACAACGCAAAGTGGCATTTGATCTCAGTCAGATCCGTGCCAAAGGTGCCAAGATTTCAGGTGGGTTTAAAGCACCTGGTCCTGAGCCACTTCGTCGTAGCCTGGACCGTATTGAATACATCATCACTGGCCTGGTAATCCAGGAAAAAGCTGCACAACTGCGTCCCATCCATGTATATGATATCGTGATGCATGCCGCTGATGCCGTATTGGCTGGCGGTGTTCGCCGCAGTGCCACTATCTGTCTGTTCAGCCCAGAAGACGAAGAAATGGCCATGGCCAAGACTGGCAACTGGTGGACAGAACAGCCGCAGCGTGGTCGTAGTAATAACTCAGCAGTAATGGTGCGTGACGAGATGACTCGTGAAGGTTTTGACAAGCTGATGACCAGCATCAAACAGTTTGGCGAGCCTGGCTTCTTCTTTGTGGATCACAAAGACATGACCACTAACCCATGTGTGGAAATTGGCATGTGGCCTCAGGTTGATGGTGAGTCAGGTTGGCAAGGCTGTAACCTAACTGAGATCAATGGTGGTGCTTGTACAACTGAAGAAACTTTCTACAAGGCCTGTCGTGCATCAGCTATCATTGGCACACTGCAAGCTGGATACACCGATTTCAAATTCCTGGCACCAGCCAGCAAAAAAATCTTTGAAAAGGAAGCACTACTGGGTTGTTCAATCACTGGCTGGATGAATAGTCCAGAACTGTTGTTCAATCCCCGAGTATTGGAAAAGGGCGCAGAGATCATTAAGCAGGTCAACCGTGAAGTTGCTGCTCTGATTGGCATCAATCCTGCTGCTCGCACCACTTGTGTTAAGCCATCAGGCAATGCGTCAGTGTTGTTGATGACAGCATCAGGCATCCATCCTGAGCATAGCCCCATGTACATTCGTAATGTACAGTTGAACAAAGACACTGAGGTTGCCAAAGTAATCAAGCGCATCAATCCCAACATGATTGAAGAATCAGCTTGGTCAGCTGGCAAGACTGACTATGTGGTCAGCTTCCCAGTTATCAGCAAGCCTGGCAGCATCTACAAGGACGACATCATGGGTGCTGATCATCTGGAAAAGATCAAATTGGCACAGGAGTCATGGGTCAATGCTGGTACAAATGTGGAACTGTGCAGCCATCCTGCCATCCGTCACAATGTCAGCAACACCATCACTGTGACAGACTGGAAGCCAGTGGAAGATTATGTTTACGAAAACCGCGCATACTTTGCTGGCATCAGCTTCCTGGGCATGAGTGGCGACAAGGACTATTTCCAGGCTCCCAATACAGAAGTGCTGAATGCTCAGCAGATCACTGAAAAGTATGGTGCTGGTGCTATCATGGCTTCAGGACTAATTGTGGAAGGTCTCAAGGCATTTGACAATCTGTGGATTGCATGTAATACTGCTGCTGGTTATGGTGAAGATTTGTCTGCGGACAATCATCAGATCACACTTAAGAAAGATTGGGTCCGACGTTTCCGCAAGTTTGCTGAAAACTACTTTGCAGGCGACATGAAGAAGACCGAATATTGCTTCAAAGATGTTTACCTGCTACACAAGTGGGAAAAGATCCAGCAGACCATTACTGACATCAAATGGGAAGATGAACTAACTGAAATCAAATACATAGATGTTGACACCATTGGCTCAGCAGCTTGTGTTGGCGGTGGATGTGAACTTTTTTAGGATAGGAGTATAAGATGTACAATAATTATACAGAAACAGTTTCTACATATGACCAAGGATTACGGTCCTATCTGTTACAAGTATTCAATTACATGACCATGGCGCTGGGTATCAGCGGCGTGGTTGCTTACACAGTTGGTATTTCGCCAGAGTTAATGATGGCTATCTGGGGTAGTCCAATTAAATGGGTTGTCATGTTAGCACCATTGGGTATGGCATTCTTTATGAGTTTTAGCTTTAGTAGCATGAGTACACACACAGCAAAGATATGTCTGGCAGTATTTGCTGGGGTAATGGGTCTTAGTTTAAGCAGCATATTTGCTGTGTTTACCATGGCCAGTATTGCACAGGTGTTCTTTATCAGTGCTGCTACATTTGGTACCACAGCATTGTGGGGCTATACTACCAAACGCGATCTCAGTAACATGGGATCGTTTTTAATGATGGGACTGATTGGCATTGTAATTGCCGGGTTAGTCAACATCTTCCTACAGAGCAGTGCATTGCAGATGGTGTGTAGTGCATTGGGTGTGGTGATATTTGTGGGCTTTACTGCCTACGATATGCAACAAATCAAAGACACATATTTTAATGTAGATGGCGATGATCGTGACAAGGCAGGTGTATTTGGTGCGTTAAATCTATATCTGGATTTTGTTAATATTTTCACTAGCCTGTTGCAACTGATGGGCGACCGTAAATAATTATAAGGAATGATAATTGATAACGCCATGTATCAAGTTATGTAAGATGGGTCCTGTGACACACAGATGTGCTGGTTGTCACAGGACCACAAAACAAATAACAGAATGGATACAGTATTCAGATGTTAAGCGTCAACTGATAATTAAACAATTGAAAGAGTATGCTGACACAATTAAACCCGCCACTGCCACTGATAACACCCAAAGGTAAAGCCTGGGCTCACATAGTCATTGACTATGGTCAGGAGCATGATTTGTTGTGGGTATGTTTTCAAGATGAAACTGGTGAGTGCTGGACTTGGGGCAACCGAGATGTGCGTATGCAAGAGAATATTACCATGGGAAGAACAACGAAATGATAACAATTTATAGCAAGGATTATTGTCCTTACTGCGATGGCGCCAAAGCCTACCTGGTCAAGATCGGAGTCGAATATGAGGTTATTGACGTAACCCATGACCAGGAAAAGAAATTGTGGTTAAAAGATCAGGGTCATAAGACAGTTCCTCAGATCTATTACAAAGGTCAATTGTTTGTGGAAGGCGGTTACACTGGGTTAAGTAACATGCTACCCATTGACATAGAGGAAAGAAAGCGTGTTATTACAGAAAGCATTTGATGCTAACCAGGTTATTACTTTCAAAACAGTATTCGGCGAAGAAATTATCAGTCGAGTAACTGAGCAAACAGACACACATTATGTATTGAATAAACCCATGGTGTTGATACAGGTTCAGAATGGACTAGGATTAGCACCAGCTGCTTATAGTATTCCAGCTGGCAGTCCGCATCAGTTAAATAAGACAGCAGTAGCCTTAATGGGCACGACTGAACATGAACTGGCCAACCAATACCTGGAGAAAACTACGGGTTTGACCCTGGCTACCAGACTATAACCAGGAGATACAGATGCCACCAGCAGTTACATTAGGCACCCCCAATACTGGATTTGGATTAAACATAGCACCAGACATGCCCAATGTGTTAATCATGGGCAAACCCACAGCCAGAATGGGTGACTTTGTCACAGCACATCCTGGATTTGGCAAGAAGATCCATCCTCCTAATCCTATTATTATAGGTAATCCCAAGGTATTGATTGGTGGCAGACCAGCAGCATATATGGGCAGTATGTGTGCCTGTATGCATTGCATGTTGACCACATCTCCCCAGGTTCTTATAGGATAAAATTGTGGCAATATATAATTTTAATTTTCAGACAGCAAATGGCAATATAACTGCTAACACTACCAGTTATATTGTCACTGGTAATTTAACAAACTTCATACCATTTAACAGTGGCAGTGCATTATTGACTGCTAATGGCAATATTGTTATTGGTAAAGTTATGCATGTGACCAGCAATAGCAGTCTAGTATTGGCTAATTTTGCCACAATAAATCTTACTAATGAACCATTTGCTGCCAATGTGTTTACTATCAGTGAACCAGCTCGTGAGTTTGGTTATAACCCTGGCACAATCAGTACTAACAGCAATAATAATGTCATATATGGCAGTGGCACATTCTTCAGTAACAGTATCACCACTGGCGATAACATAATGGTAGTTAATGCTGCCAGCATCAGTCATGAATTGATTAATATTGGCACTGTGGATATGGTAGATAC